TTGTGTTACTCACGGCGGTAAACCTATGGAGTCTAATCTTGAAACGCTGAACTTTACTACTGGACTTAAGAGTGTTGGTCGCTCACGTTTTGCACGTGTCGGTGGTCAACTTCTTGCACGTATCAATGAACTTAGAGAAGACCCTGACTTGTGGTCTCTCCGAGATGACGCTGCTTATATCACTGCTCTTATCGACCATCGTGCTGAACTTGCAGCCGAAGGTGTAACTGTTGAGCAGTTGCATTCTATTCGTAAGTTGTATTCCCAATGTGAATCTAATCTTCACGGCGAAGACTTTATGATGCACTTCAAAGCATTGGGCGATGCCATTACTTCTACTTCGGAAGAAGCCAATGCATCTAAGGAAGTACTTAGCCTTATTGAGAAGAGGACGAGTATTGTTGAAGCAGAACAACGATTGCTTCAGACAAAAGCGTATACTCTTGAAGTTGACCAAGCGTTTAGCCTAGTTATGCAAGTCGTAAACATTGTAAAGGCATCTGTGCGTAACGCAGATGAGTTTGCTGCAATTAAAGTTGGCATTGATAAGTTACTGAAAGTGTATGATGACAGCAGTGACATCATTGATGCTGAGATTGTAAATGGCTCAGAAACCAACAGTTAATAAACGGCTAACGCCTAAGGCATTAAAGAAGTTTGTCAGACCAGATAAACCTTTATCCATTGCCCTGCTTGAAGCAATGCGTGAAAAACTTGATGACGCAATTGATATAGGTGACTTTGATGATACGAGAGCGCACCCTATCAATGGTCACGAGATGCCATATCAACAGTGGTTAAAAGTATTTGCTCATCATGCTGCATCATCTAAAATGGGAGAGCATCATACTCGTGCGTGGGAATGGGCAGAGAGTATTCAAGATGGTACTCCTCCACCAGCCCTAATTGAATGTTGGTTTCGTGGTGGCGGTAAGTCAACTACTATGGAGTTGATAGCCAGTCGAATCTCAGTCAAAGCATCTCGTCGATTCCTGCTATATGTATGCGCTACTCAAGATGCTGCTAACCGTCACGTTGCTGATATTGCAACTACTATGGAGCGGTGTGGTATTGAGCGAGCAATCAATAAGTATGGATATTCAAAGGGATGGAACGCAGAGAAACTACGAACAGCAAATGGATTTAACATCCTAGCCTTTGGTCTGGACACTGGCGCACGTGGTGTAAAACTCGATAGCCTTCGTCCTGACATGATTATTCTTGACGATATTGATGAACTAGACGATTCCGTCAATCGCGTCGAAAAGAAGATTCAAACAATCACTGCAACAATCCTTCCTGCTAAATCAACTGACTGTGCAATTGCGTTTGTACAGAATAGGATTCACGCTAACTCAGTAATGAGTCGTGTTCTTAGTGGTGACATCGATATGTTGCAAAACAGAATTCAATCACCTATTGTTCCTGCTGTAGAAGATTTAGCATATGAACCAATAGAACGTGAAGATGGTCGAATTGGATATAAGATTACTGGTGGCACTGCAACGTGGGAACATAAGTCCATTGAAGTATGCCAACGTGAGATTGATGACTTTGGAATCATAGCATTCCTACGTGAGTGTCAACATGACGTTGGTGTTGGCGGTAGAGCATTCCCTGAGTTTAGGGAGTATGGCTCAGATGGAGAACCGTGGCACGTTATAGACCACGTTGAACTTCAGCCGTGGTGGAGATACTGGGCTAGTCACGACTTTGGTACTGGCTCACCAGCAGCATTTATACTTTACGCAAGTGATGACAAAGAAAATGTCTATGTTATTGGTGAATGGTATGAGGCTGGATGTGTATCGTCTAAACAGGCTGAGAATGCTCTTCTCCTTATGGAGAAACATAAAATAGGAGAACCTGCTGATAAGCGGTTCAAAGATGGAAAGTGGAACACTAAACTTGAGGCTATTGCGTTTGACTGGGCTAATACATTTCCTCCGACAAATCCCGCTGAACGAATTGGTGAGTATCCAGTTGAAGTATGGTGGAGAAAAGGTCTTCCTGCCGTTCGTGCGGTAAAAGACCGCAAGGCTGGATGGAGGCGTATGAAGGAATGGCTTGCTGCTAGTCGAATGATAGAAGGTAAGCCGGTTCCTAGATTACGTATTGTTCGCAATGCTTGTCCAAACTTGATTAGGGAAATTAGTAATACGATGGCTGACCCTAGAGACCCAGAAGACATTGATGCTGGAACAAAGTCAGACCACGCCATTGATTCGTTTAGGTATGGTCTAATGTGGCGTGAGTACCCAGTAGTGTGTCCTGAAGTTGATGCGAAGAAAACGTGGAAACCATTATGGGCAGATGATTCATATGGTAAGGGGAAATATATATAATATGAATTACGTATATATCAGTCTAATAGTATTCCCAATAATTGCAACGTGTCTATACATCTCGTATGAACTACACTGTATACGAAGGGGAATCCCCATCAAAAAGCCTTATGACAACAAGGATAAGTACATCTAATGAGAAGACCGTTATTTAAGAGTAGAGATAAAAATACTCAAGGCATGAATGTTATGCAAGGTTTCGCAGCACAGATTGCCGAACGGTTGTCTAAACAAGGTGAACCTAAAGTAATGGCAATGGAGAAGCGTCTTGTTTCTGGTATCCCCGGAAGTGAGAAACTTACTAATGCACAAACTGTTAGTGAAGATACAAACCTTACTATTGACCACGATGCTAATGAGTGGAAAGTTCAACCAGATGCATCGAGTGAAGAAAAACTTAAAGTAACTCGATTTGTAAAAGAACAGTTTGAATTAGCCTATCGTGCTAGACGTGAGATGGAACTTGAATGGGCTATGGCTATTGCCTTCTTTGAAGGTCGGCAGTGGTTTACCATTAGTAGCCAAACACGTAATCTGATTAACTTACAAAACCCTAATGAGGCTAACCGCTACATTACAGTTAATAAGATGCGTCCATTGATTGATGGTGTTGTAGGTAAGTTGACGCAGGTTGGTCCGGACGCAAGAGCAGTTCCCCTTTCACAGAACCAACGTGACCTACTAGCATCAGAAGAAGCCAATCATATCTGTGGTCACTACAACCGCAAGTTTAGTCGTGAGACGCAGTTGAAAGAGCGTGTTCGATGGGCTTGTGTTTGTGGGACTTCTTATCTAAAGATTTACTGGGATGCCCGTGGTCAACAAATTATGCCTTATTTTTCTCCAGATACTGGAGAAGTTACTGGTTATGAGAATATTGAAATCGGCGATGTCAAGGAAGAAATTCTTCCAGCATTCGATATATTCCTTGACCCAACTGCCAAACGAGATGCAGATGTTAGGTGGCTTATTCATGCGGCTGCTAAACCGCTCTCGTGGTTTGTAGATAACTATGGTGACGTTGGTAAGTTAGTTTCACCTGACGCACTTATGGGTAACAATGCATCTTATATTGATGCTTACCTTGAAGGTGGTAATGGTTCTGGTAATGGATGGACTCCTCCATCTACTGCTCGTCTTGCACAAAGTGATTCCCGTAAACGTGCATCAGTTGTTTATGAATATTGGGAAAAGCCGTCACAAGAGTATCCATCTGGGCGATATATAGTTAGTACTAATACTGTTCTGCTTCATGCTGGACCGTGGCTATATAAGAAGAAGGATGAGTTTCCATTTATCCCACTTCGATGGCAACCACGTAGTGGTACTCCATATGGACACTCCCTAGGATTCGACCTCTGTTCATTACAGCAAACTTACAATCGTGTTTACTCACGTATGCTTGAGCAGTTTGAACAACAGCGTGATTACGTTATGGTTCAAAGGTTATCTAACATAGGTGCTGATGCGTTTAATCACACTGGCGATGACTACCTAGACGAGACTCGTACATACAAAAAGATTTACTACAATCTAGGTTCACAGCCACCAGTAGTTTCTCGTGCGCCGGGCATTGGTGGAGACCTATTCCCTCTTCTTCAATTCCTTGAGAAAGACATGATGGATATTGCTGGATTGCATGATGTGTCTCAAGGTCAAGCACCTGCTGGTACACCAGCCGAAGCAGTAACACTTCTTCAAAGGGCAGATAACACCCAGCATAGTTATGTTCGTGCTGACATTGAAATATCAGCAGCACGAATTAAAGAATGGGAAATAGCACTTGTTGAAGAATTTGGTGTAGCACCGTTCATTGGTAATGTTGATGAGCAAGCAAATCCAATGCAACAACTTGAGCAAGGTGTAATCAGTTTTGAGCATATCCGCAATGGCGGTCAGTACAGAATTGTTTACGTACCGGGGTCCACTCAAGAAGATAGCCCTGACCAGAAACTACAGAAGGTCATTGCTATGCGACAGATGGGATTGTTCGGTGACCCACAAGACCCAGCGACTAATAAACTTGTTGTCAGTATGTTGACACTACCAGAGACTGCAAAGATTCTTAACCACTTGAATATGCAGGAACAGGCTATGGCACAACAGGCACAAATGATGCAAGAGCAAATGGCTCAAGCACAGCAAATGGAAACGCAGAAGAGTCAGAAGTTTGACCCTGAAGCAGCCCAGATGCAAACACAACTTGATGTTCAGAAGAGTCAAGCCCAAATTGAGGCGAAGAAGATTGCTGACATTGAGAAGATGCGTGAGCGTTCTCGCCTTACTCAGGAGAACGATGCAGCAAAGAGTATTGTTGAAGTTTCCAAAGAGAATTTGCGAAATCAAATAATGCAAAACCAATCGCCAACTATTGGCAATGAGTAAATAAAGGAGTACGATAAATTTGTCAGACGAGATGATGATACAGACACCCGATTCATCAGCGGGTGCGTCAGACGTATATGGCGTTGGTAACGCCATTATGGACACGATTAGGGATTCCGCCGACCCCGAAGTCTATAGCACAGCAGGCGTTAACGATGGTGCTGATGTCCCTGTAGAGCAATCTACAATCGACGAATCCTTCGGGTATTTGTCGGAGCCAACCAGTGAAGATGCGTATAACCCCGGTCCTATCCCTTACGATAGGTTCAGGGAAGTTAACGATAGGGCAAGAGGTTATTCTGACCGACTTGACAAATGGGCTGATGTAATCAGTCAGTTTGAACAACAAGGTTACAATTCCGCTGCTGATGTGCAACACGCGTTGCAACAGCAACAGCAGCAGATGGAAGAACAACAGATTGTCAATCGATATCGTGAACTAGAACAACAGGACCTTGTAGACCCTGCAACTGCAAAGTTGCAACTAGAAGCAGAGTTGACGCAGTTCCGTTACCAACAGGCGATGGCTGAGGTGAGTCAGTTTATGATTCATCAAGAGCGTACAACTGCAATGGAACAATACCCACTGGCTAAAGAGGCTGCCTCTCTCGTTGATGCCCTTATTAGTGCTGGTAATGAACCAACTAAAGCAGCACAAATGGTGCATGAACACGTAGGTAGGCTCACTCAATCACTTCGTTCAGAAGTTGCGAAGCAGGTTGCACACGGTCAACGTACTCCAACTCCGCAGTCTCAAGCAAGTTCTGCACGTCCAGTGGTTAGTGGCAATCAACAGTCCTATGGTGGGGCTAGGTCCTCACTAAGTCAGTTGATGGGAATAACAAACCGATAAACGGTAATGAAAGGTCACGAATATGGCAATCGACTTTAACGGTGCTTTGACCTTGGCTGACCAAGCGGCAATCAGCAACGACCCGCTCGTCAAGGAAATCACTAAATCTCTTCATCAGACGTGGAATGCTCTTAAGGACATCCCACTCTACACGTCTCCATCTCTTAAGCAAATCGGCGTTCGTTATCTGAACTCTGGTATTCCCGGACCAAACTGGTCAACCGTTAACGGTGAGCCTGTTGCAGTCAAGGGTCGACCAAAGTCTTACGAAGAGCAGATGTACCTTGTTCGCAACAAGATTCTTGTTGACCAAGTACTGCTTAACCAGCCAACTAATATTATTGACCCAATTGAAGCACAGGTCCAAATCTTCCTCGAAGGTTTTGCCTATGACTTTAATGACAAACTCATTAATAACAACCCGGTTACAGGTAACGTAGACTGTTTTCCGGGTATGGGCTATCGCCTTGATAACTTTGCAGACTATGACATTCCTTCGGAAATGGACATTACTGTTGCAACGACTCAAGCAACCCTTAAGTCTGGTGCTATTACGGCAGCATTGGCTAACGGAATGTTCTCCGCAATTCAGGAATTGTTCGATAACATGAACGCTCCTGATGGTAACGGCGTAGTTCTTTACATGAACGAATTTGCAAAGCGTCAGATTGAATTTGCAATTCGTACAATGGGTATCGGTGCTGGCTTTGATGTCACGCAAGATTCCTTCGACCGTCCAGTTGAGAAGTATAAGGCTGCAACGATTCGTACCGTAGGACGTAAGTCTGACGGTAGTACTCCAGTTATTGCCAATACTCTTTCTGGTCCTGTTGCTAACAAGTCCACTCATATCTATGCTGTACGTTATGGCAAGGGATATGTTGAGGGATGGCAGTCTGGTCCATTCAAGCCTACTTACCTAGGTCTTTCGAAAGAGAATGGCATTATGCACAACGTAGTCTTCGACTGGGGAATTGGTTTGTGGATTCCTCATACTCGTGCATTGGGTCGGCTTAAGGTTGAAGCAATCGCTTAATTAAGGAAAGGAATAAAAAAATGGCACGTGACCCTAAATCCTCGTTCAAATTTTTTACGGCAAGTAGTGGTACTGCTAGTGCAGACCGCCTATCGGTTGTGTACGCACAAGGTGCTACTACATCCGCTGGGAATGTAGTTGTATCTGACCCATATGTACAGTTCAATGAAATACTTGCAGATGCTACTCGTTTGGGAGCGCAGGCTGATGTTGCAGGACCTTTTGCACAACCATTGATTTCTGGTCTTAACGGACAGAATCAGTTGATGTTTCTTAAGTTCGTTGCACAGAATCGTTCGTTGGCTGGTACTGGACTTACATCTGCAACATTTACAATTGTTGGAGATGCACAGCCAGCAGTTACATTTGCTGGTGCAAGTACTGCTGTTACTGGTACATTTACTGCTGCTTATGAAGTAGGTACTCCTGTACAGTTTGTTTCAACAGGTGTATTGCCTCCAGAAATTACGTATAACAAGACATACTTTGTTGTTAGTGTTACATCTACAACATCGTGTACTGTTTCGGAAGTACTGGGTGGTACTGCAATCACATTTAGTGGTGCTGGTACTGGTACTCATAGCATTGTTCAAGTTGGTGTGTCGGCTACTACAGCCAACGCAGATACACTTGCAAAGCGAAGTCTTAAGAACTCAGTAGCACTTACACCAGCAGTGGCTATGTCGGTTGCAACTAATGGAACTACATTTAAATTTGTACCAGTGTTGACAAATAACCGAGTTATGCAGTTGCAGGTTGCTGCTACTGCTGTAACTGGCGGTACTGGTGCAGGTACATTTGAAATCAAGGTTGCCGCACTGCAAGTTGGACGTGAAGGCGCAATGGGCGTGTCTTTCTAATAGGTAGGTCTCAATGAATCTAGGCGAAATCAAACAGAAGGTTCGTATGGTTGGTCTCCACCATTTTGGTGGTAAACAAGACCTTGACCCATTCGGTTTGGAATACCTAATCATTGAGACTGCCAATGAGATAGCACGTAAAACAGACTGTCTATTTGGTCGGAGATATCTTGACCTTGTAGCCAATCAAGCCGAGTACTGCTCCCCTGATATGTATCGTATTAGGGGAGTATTCCTCCTTAAAGATGACAATACTTACGAACGGATGAAACTGCTAGATTACGCAGACCGTAAAGTAGATGTTTATCGAATGAACACCGGAGTGCAACTAGACGCTTGTATCCTTATGGGTATGAATCGCTTAGGTTTTAAACCTGCACCCACAGACGCTTTAACTAATGGAATAATGATTGAAGGATACTGCCAGCCCGGTAGTATTTGGCAATACGATATTAATGGTGCGCCAGTTGCTCTTGCAGATTCTCATGAGTGTCCGTTACCTGATGTCTCCCACGACTGCCTTGTATATGGGACTTTATACAAAAGAGCAATGCAAATGAAGGACGCTGATGTCCTTGCTATATTCAAAACAGAATTTAATGAACGCATTGGACAAGTTGAATCCTATGCTGCAACATATGGCAGGAGAACAGTTTAATGGCTACTGCCCTTGCTCTATATAATGAGACTATACGCCTATTGAATGAAT